CGGCTTCCTTTTCGCGCTGCGTCTGGCGGGCTGGCGCGTTGCGCTGCCTCGCGGCGATTTCCTGCGATACGTGCTGAGAGTTGAGCCACGCGGACTCAAAAGCACGTTTCCAGCGGGCCGTGTGAATCGGGCGTTTGTGTCGGTCGATCCATCCCGCGCCTTCGGCCTCGGCCCACCACGATTTCGCAAACGTCTCGGGAATTGGCGGCATGTAGGCGGCGGCATGCCGGAGCACTTGCTCCTCGGTCGGGTGCGGACCTGCAACGGCCTCGCACGCGGGGGTCTCTCTCTCTTCTATTATCTGGCTTCTGGCTTCTGGAAGGTATGCGTTTTGAATATTCAAACCGGATACATTTGTATCGGGTTTGTATTCCGTCTGTATCGTGCTTGTATCGGGTTTGTAGTTTTCGGGGTCGTTTTGGCTTTTTTTGCTCACCCCGGCCCAACGCTTGGCAATGTTGGCCCGTTTCTTCTCCCCGTTCTCGATCATGGAGGCCCTTACTTCCTCCATACGGGCGTTCTTCAAACCCGATACAGAACGGATACAAAACTTATTCAAAACCGATTCAACCGCGCTGCCACTGCACCCCCCGATTCGGGCGAGTTTCTCAGCGTCGTCCGGGATCGCCCCGTGCTCCCACTGATAGCAGAGGAGCCGAATGTAAGCGCCCGCCTCCTCCGCGCTCATTGCCACCGTCGAGGCGATGAAATCCGTGGGAAAGAACTTGAAGAAAGGCGCGTTCATTTGAGCGTCCAAATTGACGCGCCGGGCGTGTTGTGGCCCTTGCGCCGGAGGGCAAAGCCGCGCCGCTCGATGACCCCGCGCTTTGAGAGGCTCAGGAACACCCCGCCGAACGCGCGGGCGTCGTGCGGTTGAATCCCCGCTTCAATCGCGGCGTCGGTGATCTCCTCGCCGGTCGCAATGCCCTTCAGGCGGAGGAACGAAACCACAAACGCCCGGGCCAGACCGGCAAACCCTGGGCAAGCCTCCTCCGCCTTCGGCATCACCCTCGCAAGGGCGGCGTCGCGCTCGGAAAAGGCGCTCATTCCTCGCCCTCCTTCTGTGGTCCAAACACTGAGAGCGCCAAGGCGAACCCTTCGCCCACTTTGTAGCCTCGTTCATAGTCGCGGTCGTACGCGGGCCGAACTTCTGGGACTAACACTCCCATCGATGGATGCGGGATTGTCCGGCCCGCCATGCCGTCCACAAACCCGGCCACGATTCTGTCTTGGACTTTTGCGGAAAAGCCTCGGATCTGGCGCACTTTTACGGCCATGTCCTCCGCAATTTTCACGGCAAATTCCTCTTTGGGAATCTTCAGCGTGATCTTTGGATCGCTCATTCCTCGCCCTCCTTCCTATAAACCCCGTCGTCGCCCTGCGTGAATCCGCCGTCGGCAAGCGTGGCTTCGACCATCTTTCGCGCTCTGTCGAGGCTCGCGGGCGTCAATGGCACCGGCTCAGAAAGCTTCCCGTCTTGCGTTCTCGTCTGGACTGTCATTCTGACCCCTTTTGCTTCTGCCTCCTCTAGCGGGAGCTTCTTCTGGTCCGGGTCTTCGAGCGGGTGCTTGGCCTTTACGGCGGTCCTCGTCGAAAAGGAAAAGGCCGTTTCCACCTCGTCTTTGTCGAGGTTGAGAACTCCCCGGAGGCTCACGCTAAATTTAAGCGGCTCCTCGGAATCCGTGCGCGCCTCGGCGGCCCGTGTGATCGCCCTTAGGATTTCCTCCTGCTGCTCCCCGATTGCCGCCTCTAGGTCGGCGATCATATGCTCCCGGAGTTGATCAATTAAGTGGTTCTTTCTCATTTTGCTGTGTGTTTGGTGGTTGAGTTTTTGCGTGCGGCTTGGCGTCTGCGGACTCCCTCGCGGGTTCGCTCGAGCTGTCGTTTTTCCCCTGGGGATCGCAGCCCGAGCCGGTCAATCGCGGCGTCTGAAGCTGCGCCGATGGCCTGCATTTCCTTCTTTGTCGGAACGTCGCGCTCTGGGCGCTGGTAGTACGCTTTGCTCATGCGCTCAGCGTTTGGCGGATGGCGCGGAGCTCCTCCTTGGCTTGGCGCTTCTCGTAACCGATCCAGCCCTCCCGGGCCTCCTCTATGAGTTCAAGGCGCGTCAGTGCCTTGAAGATGTCGCGCTCGGCTTTTTGGATCGGCCCGAGGATCGCCTCGCGGAGTTCCTGGAGAGCGGAAACGGCCTCGGCCTTCCCGTTTATCGAGTTGACCGTGATCCTGTCGTTGAGGATGGCGAGAACCTCTCTCATGCGGCCTCCTTCCACGGGCGGATGGTCAAAGGCTGAATGTCGCCGCAGTAGCCCGGCCAGAATGCCGAGTCCGTGCATTCCCTCAGCGTGCGGAGGTTGGCCCGGTAAATCTCCCGGCCACGCTCAAGGCTCTCCTCGTCGAGCTGAAAAACCCGGATGCCGTAGGGCGCGGCCTTCTCAACGGCGATGAAGAGGAAAGCGGAAGCCCCGAGGAGGTCCAGATACCAGGCCGCCTGCCGGTGATATCCCCACTTGCGAGCGTCTCGCGGAAACTCGCGGGCGTCCTCGCACGTTTTGATGTCGGCAATGACCGTGCGCCCGGTCTCGTCGGTGAAAACAAGGTCGAGCCGCCCCTTGATCGCAAGGCCCGTGTCGAGGCACCTTGAAAACACGCTCACCTCTTTTTGCGCCTTGTGGAGAATCGCGCTTCCGATCGGGTGCGCCTGCATCGCGGCGGTTGCTCCGGCGATGTCCGCGCCCTCCTCGGCTGTCAGGATCGGGAGCGTTTGCGAGTCCCGCCACGCTTTCCCCTCCTTGGTCTGGAACGAAAGCCCCTCCGGGCGGACAACGTGGAGCACTCGCTCCGGCTCCAATAGAGCCCCGTGGAGCACGGTCCCGAAAACCTGCGCGGGCGTGGGTTTGCTGGGCGTCCCTTTGGCGAGCATGTGGGCGCGGTAGTGCGCCGGGCTCTGCTCCATGCGTTTCAAGTCGCTGTTGGCGACCCCGAGCGCGCTTCGATAATCTGCGTCGGGCATTCCAAAGCGGATGTCAGGCGGGCCAAAGCCGCGAATTGTCGGCGTTGAGAAGTCGCTCATTCGCGGCCCCCTTTCAGCATGTCGAGAACGTCCGCGAAGTGCGCGACCGCGTTCTTTGCCTCGTCGTCTGTCAGAGTGTCGAGCGACTGCGCCCTGCTGGCAGGTTGGAGCACGCGGAGCAGGTCCGCTTCCTCCACTTTTGCTGAGTTCATGAGGTTTCGCAGGCCCTCTTGCGCTGTGGCTTTGGGCGCAACCGTGCGCCGCCTAGGCTCCTCTGGCTGAGTCTCAACCGGCTCCTCTGCTAGAGGGGCCTGCGCTGTGCGCGGCGTGATCTGAACCGACGGAAGCGGCGTGATCTGCACAACGTGCCCCGCGCTTTTCTCGGAAAACGCTTCGTCAACGGTGGTGCTCCCCTCCTTGATGGCCGTGCTCAGGCCGATGAGGTTTTCAACGTCGGCAAGGTCGATGCCGTCCACCGCGCTTTTCCCGAGGTATCCGAGCACCTGCTTTTCGTTCACTCCAAGGCTCGAAAAATACTTGAGTGCCGCCGTGCGTCGGTCGGCCAGTGTCTTGAGGTCGCCCACCGCGCATTTTTTCGCGGCCTCGTAAACTGGCTTGATGAGAGCCATAGGGACCACTTTGTAAGCCGCATTCCGAAACGCGATGGCGCAAGCCGCGTTTCCGGTGACAACCTGCATGTCCTCGGAATACGTTTTCCCGGCCTTGTCCGTGATCCGGCGTTTCACCTCCACGGAGACGGCCACGTTGTTTTCGAGGTCGTGACAGAAGCCTTGGGCGGTGATGGTTTTCCCGTCGTTCGCAATCACGCGAGCCCCGGCTTTGATGTTTCCAAAGCAGCTTATCGCAATCTCGGCCATGCGGACGCTTGGCCCCTCAATCGTTTTCCCTTGACGGTTGAGCTTGTAAAAGCAGCCCGCAGCCGTCTCTTCGTCGAGCGTGGCGAGGCTGAGCATTTTGCGCTTTGAGAGCGAAAAATCTCGCGGGTAACGCTTCGCGGTCGTGATTTGCGTGTCGGTCTCTGCGCGGATGATCTGCGCGAGGGCGTCCCCGCCCATGATTTCCAGTTGTGTTTCTGCGATGTCCATTTTTGCCTTTTGGGTGGTTGTGTGAAAATCAGTTTGCGCGGGCGGTGACGCGGGTTGTGCTGAACGTCCGCAGGCCCGGAATCGGGCCGTCTTTGATGGCGCGGAGAATCGCCGCCCGGCGCGGCACGATCTCGACAAGGTCGGGGCGGGCAACTGCCAGCGCGATGATGTCCTCGACGGAGTAGTCCCAAACCTCCGCGACGGATGCCCCGGCGACGGAAACGCTCACCGCTGGCGCGGCAAGGCGCGCCGCTGCCTCCGAAAACACTGCGGCCTGTTGGCGCTCCGCTTCTGCGTGGTGAGCGGCCTCGGCCTTCGCGGCGAGCCGCTCGGCAAGCGTGGCGGCTTCGCGGATCTTCCGCTCTGCCTCTTCCGCCGCCCTGCGGGCCTGCTCTGCTTTAATCGCCTCGGCCCTCGCGGCCTCCTCCGCCTCTCTCCGCTTCCGTTCAAGCTCGGCTTGTTTTTGGCGGACAAACGCGGCGGCGAGGGATTCGAGGCGGCGCACCTCAGTCTCCAGCGGCGTGAGATACTCCTTCGCGGCGGCGTCGATCATCCGCCCGGCGTTGAGCACGGGCGCTTTGACTTCCGCCCGGCTTTTCTCGCACGCCTTCGCCAGCGCTTTTAGCTCTCCTGCTACCTTGACGGCTTGGTTCTGCTCGTAATCTGTCGTGACCTGGAAAACGTCCCTTGCGTCCGCGATAGCAAGCCCCATGGCCCTTATTGCCTCCGGTGTTATGGTCACGCTAAACTGGTCAATTCCCGTGATGGCCAGAGCGGCCCCTGTTGGTGTGGTTGTTGTCATGTGGTTTGGTTGGTTGGTTGGAAAATCAGAGGTTCCGGGCCTCTTCGCGCTCGGAGCGACGGCCCCGGACGAAGCCCGTAGCGGCCCCGAGGTCGTGCCCCTCGGCGTGTCCGCGCTCGTAGCCTCGCCAGTAGGCCGCGACCGGACCGGCAACGGATGTGATACAGGTAAGAATAAAAAGGGCTGTCAGGGTGGTATTCATGTTTTTTGCGTTGGTTACTTCGCCCGGAGCCAAAGAACGGCCCCGGTCAGGAAAAGGGCGGCGGCGATGATTGCCGCCGATGTCGAGGGCCTCACTTCACGGCCCCCGGTTGAGTCATCGGCCCCACCTGGGGCCAGTGGCGGGAAAGGAACTTGTTCGCGTCCTTTGAGGCGAGTCGGTAGCCCCGGACCCCGGGGAACCGCTCGGGCGTGTAGCCTGCCGCTTTGAGCGCGTCCCGGACCGCCTGCGGGGTCCGCCCTGCGTGCTGCGCCAGCATCGCTATTGATACGTAGCTCATGGGATTTGCTGCAAAAATTCCCATCAGCTCATTTTGAAGCGTCTTCGCGCTCCTGCTTATTGCGCGCCAGTTTCGCAATTTGGCGCGTGTATCTAATTTCCTCTCTGGCCAGCAGAAGCCTCTGCTCAGCCGAGCAACCGTTGGCGTGGGCGAGTCCCTGAACCAGGTCTCGCAACTTCGTAATCAAATCAAGTTTGGTGTCGCTCATTGCGGAGAATGCAATAAAGCGACGAACGCAACCGCGCAAGAGAAAAGTTGCGCGCCCTGCTTTATTGCGTTTTATTCAAGACATGAGCCAATTTTCAAACGCACTGCAATTGATACTCGACCGCCACAACTGGCCTCAGGCTCACCTTGCCCGGATGGCGGGTCTTGAGCCGTCGAACATTCACCGGTATTTTACCGGCCAGCACCGGCCACGATTTGAGCACCTGCAAAAGCTAATCGAGGCGCTGAAAGATCCCGAAGACAAAGCGGCCTTGGCTTCGGCGCATCTGCGCGACGAACTACCGTCGAACGCGGCTTATTTGGTGCGCGTCGTTGATTTGGTTGCGGCTCAGGAGTCTTCGACGATGGTTCTTAGGGAGGAGGCGACGCCATCCACCGCGAAATGCACGCGGGAACAATCGGAGGCCATCGCTTGGCTTTGCGAGCACATCGCCACGGACCCCGGCGTGTGGATGGCTATTCGGAGCATCCTTGCTGTGATTCGGAAGCAGTAAAAAGCCCCGCTCCTGCTCCGGCCTTTGCGAAAGCCGCGCATTAACGCATTCAAACTTTGCCTTTCGCGGAGGTTTCGGATGTTTTTTTGTCCGTGAAAACCTACCTCCTAGCCCAGCCGTTCCGACACAACACGCGCCCGCTCAAGCCCGACACCGCGAACGTCTTGCTTGAAATATGCAGGGCGCTGCTTTCCGACGGTCAGGTTCAGCCAGCAGAAGCGGTTTACCTCCGCCAATGGATCGCCACCAACGCGCAGGACGCCTCGGAGTGGCCCTTTTGCGACATCGTGGCCCGGCTCAAAGTCATTTTCAGCGACGGCGTCGCCACGCCGGAGGAGTGCGAGGAGCTCGCCGGAATCCTGCGGGGCTTGGCAGAAATCAAGCCCGCCCAGACAGACCCCAGGCTTGCCGGTTACGGCCAACCCGCACCGGCTGCGGGCGTGTTTGATGACCCCGCGCCCGTCATCCTCCACGATGAGAAGGCCTATTGCATCACCGGGAGCTTTGCTTTCGGGTCGCGCTCGGCGGTTCAGGCCGCAATCGTTGATCGGGGCGGCTCCATCCACGCCCAGCCGCGCACCGACACCGACTTTGTCCTGGTTGGCTCCTTTGTCTCTCCCGCATGGAAACGCGGCGTCTGGGGAAACAAAATCGAGCGCGCAATCGGCTTCCGCCAGAGCGGCCACCCCATCGCAATCATCTCGGAAACCGATTGGAAAACCTACCTGTGACACCGGCCCCGATGCTTCCCGGCGAGGTTCCCAAAACGGGAAGCGGCGTCCTGGTTGAGTTCCCACAATGGGAAACAAAGCCTTTTGGCGCTCAAAAAAGGCATTCCGTGCGCGTCAACGGAAGGGTTCGGAGGTGGCCCTTGAATCCGTGTCGTCGGAATTCCCGGACACACTCCGCTAAAGTGTGTCCGGTAATTACTGCGCCCACAAATTGCCCCCACGATTGCCCCCAGCTCTGCGCAAACCCTTTGCCCTGAATGCTTAGCGGCGAGTCAGCGCCAGACTTAGGATCTGGTTCTTTACAGAGTAGGGGTTCGAGTCCCCTCCCCGGCATTTTCTCGAAAACCCCGCTAAACCTTTTGTTTAAGCGGGCTAGCGCAAGGTTGGGTTGTATTAGCGCCAAACTAAGGCAAAGTCTCCGCATGGCCTCTCTGCCCTCAAATGTGCCCTCATCCTGCCCTCAAAAAACTGCCGAGCTGAAACATGACGGCAGGGTGTGGCCGCTCATATTTCAGGCCAAACGCGGCTGGCGGATGCGCTCGCGCTCCAAAACTCACCCCGTGGACTTTTGGACCGGGACCACGAACCTTGCGGAAGCCAAAACGCGTGCGAAAGAATTTCTCGAAAAGCACGCTGCGGAGGGCTGGAAGCCGGGCCGGGGCGGCGGCTCTCTGGAGGATCTCGCCCGGCTCTACCTAGAGACCCCCAAGCGGACAAAGGCGAACGTCGCCAAAGATAACGTCTCCCGCCTGCGGACGGTGTGCCGGTTGGCGCTCGGGAAAGAGCTGTCCGCCGTCACCTGTCGCGAAGTCGGGCCGGATCTCTGGCAACGCTACCAACGCGCCGCCCTGGAGGCTCAGGGGCTCCGGTTCGACTTGGCCACACGTTACCGCGAAAACATCGCGGTCAACTCCGCCGTGCGGGTGGCGCGCTGCCTGTTTTTGCCTGCGTTGGTGCGCGTCTATCGTACTGCAGGGCTGGACTGCCGCACGGAGGCCGGGGAGGCCGTGATGCTCCCGGAGCCCTACGTGCCGCCCTCGAAGGTCGATGATGCCGCGCTTGTCGAGGCGTGGCGGGCGCTGGAGAAGATCGACCCGGCGCTCTGGCTAGTGGTCGGGCTGGCCCGGTTTGCGGGGATGCGCCGGGAGGAGATTGCGGCGCTCCGGGCCGGTTGGCTGGAGCTCGAGGGCGCGCTCGTGCGGATCTCGCTCAGGGACCGCCCGGAGGAAAAATGGTGGACGAAAACCGGCAAACCCTACCGGGCGGAGGTCATAGAGGCTGGCCTTGCGCGGCACCTCGCCGCGTTTGCCGCCGTGGCTCCACCGGACTCCCTGGTTGTGGTGTCGCCCGGGACCGTCGAGCGGTCGCGGTGGTTTGAAAGAGCCCCGCAGCAATGGCTCCACGCGCACGGGGTCGGCGCACTCAAGCCGCTGCATCGGCTCCGGGGTCTCTACGCAGACAACGTGGCCACGCTCACCCGTGACGCGATCGCGGCCCGGCTCGCGGGCGTAAGGGCGGCGCAAGAGGCTCTAGGCCATACCTCAAGCGCCACCACGGAGGCGCACTATCTCACACCTCAGGGCTCTTGATCCGCGATGCCAAGAAGCCTCTTTTCAGCTTGGCTCAGTGCTAGGCGTTCAAGAAGCGCCTCACGTTTGAGTTCTTGTTGTTCCTTATCCCAAAATCTACGGAAGCAATCTTTTTCGCTTTTCAAAAAAGCGTCGACTCGGCTCACGTCGCGCCTTTGCTCATGAGTCATTTTGTTAGGCATTAGTTTACCAAGCACATAATCACGCTTAAACATGAGTCCTTGGGCGAGCATGTCGGATGCGTCTAGAAAAGCTGCGTAAGCGCTCTGCACGTCTTTGCCCAATTGCTCCACCTTTGACCACGCTTGTTTCATTTCGTCGTTCTCGTTCATGTTTCTGGGTGTTGTTTTATTTTTTGCCCGCCCACTGATCCACCACTTGACCGAGGGAGAGATTCCCGGCCTCGGAAAGCTCGCGGATTTTTTGGAGCGTCTCCGGCGCGACGATGGTGTTGAGCCGAACGCGCTTCCGCTCAGCGGGAAGCGGTTTGCGGCCTATTGCCTTGGCTCGCATGAGCCGAAAAACCGCTTCCCATTCTGCGGCCTGCCAGTCATCGCAAACGCCTTCCCCGGACTTGAAAAGCGCCTGACCTTTTTTCAGGTCGAAAAAATCGGCGCGGCTTTCTCCGTCAATGACGGTCAGCCAGTCCCGCTCCCATTCCAGCCAGTATTCGCGGGCGGTTGCGCTGCCCGGTAGCTGAAAAGCGACTTTTCCTTTTTTGGTCGTTGTCATGTTCAGGGCTTAGTTGAGGTCGTCTACTTCCGCCAGAAGCTCGGCGTTGTCCGCTTCCTCAGCGGTTATTTGCCACCGCTGGAGGGCTTTGCTTCCGTCGTCGTTTTCCGCGTCTTCCTCGGACGCCCAGAGAATGCAATCCCCTGCGCCCGCTTGGAGCCAGAGATAAGCGTCAGGACCGGCTTCGGCCTTTGCGGCGAGAATTTCTGCGATGGTTGGTGTGGTGCTCATGAGTTTTTGGTGTGTGTGTGTGTGTGTTCGTCCGGCTTTCCCGGCTCCCTACTGCCCCCGGGGAGTCCGGGGGCAGTGTGGGAACTGGTTAGTTGAGGCGCTCGAATGTGGTGAACCAATCGCCGTCTTCGTCCTGTTCGAGCTGGTAGACCGCATGATCCGCAAACCATTCCCCCTCGTCCCCCGCATCGAGGGGTAGGGCGTTTAACTCCTCCGCTCGGGCGCAGGCTTCTCCGAGGGTGGCAAAACCCTCAGGGAGAGGGTCGCAACCCTCTTCCCGGCACTCGCAGACGAAGACAAGGCCCTGCTCCGCCATTTTCTGGAGTTTTCCGGAATAAAGCGGGGTGAGGCCGTTGAGGTATTGTTTGGTGTGTTTCGTGTTGTTCATGGGAGAACTATTGCACGGGCTCTTTTCGTTTGCAAACAAAATTTGCAACTAAATGAAAGAAAGTTTCCGCGTTTGGCTTGGCGGTGCGCGGTCGGCCTGTTAGCTGGGCGGGATGGCTCTGATAAAATGCACCGAATGCGGCAAGGAAATCTCAGACAAGGCGAAAACCTGCCCGAGTTGCGGCGCTCCAGTCGTGACTCCGAAAACGAAGGCAACCAAGGCGCTTTCTGGATGTCTTGGAATCATCATCGTTCTTTCGCTGGCTTTGATTGTGCTCTTGGCAATCGTGGGCAAAAGCTCCTCGGGTGATGCGGCCACGGCTCCCGCCACGGCTCCCGCCAAGGCGTCTTCCTCAGCAACCGCCACGGCGCGCCCGGTGACTCCACCGAAAAAGCCGGTTGTCACGGTGCCGCCTCAGCAGGCGCTTTTCGGAAAGATCGTCGGGGCGTATGCGGAACGCTATTCCGCTCTTGAAAACGAGCTGCAAAAATCAGCCGCTCGCGTTGAGAGACGGGCGGAAATGCAAAAGGCATTTCCCTCAAAAACTGTCTCCGGGTGGGTTGGGACGCTGGAAAAGATGGGGACCACTTCGGACGGGTTGGCTTACATCGAGGTGCGACTTACGGGGTCGAATGCGGTTTTGAAAACGTCGAACAACGAGTTTTCGGAAGCTCTGCTCGGGAAAACTCTGATTGCGCCAACCTCCACGCTTTATGCGGTGCTTTCGAGTCTGCCCAAAAACGCAACCGTGGTTTTTTCCGGGTCGTTTTTCCCGGATGGGCAAAGACGGGACCACATGAGCGAAGGCAGCCTCACCGAAAACGGAGCCATGACAGAACCCGAATTTTTCTTCCGCTTTGACGATGTGAAGCTCTGGGAGCCGGAAAAGGCTGAGCTTGCAAAAGCCCCGAACGAGAAGCCTTGAGGCTATTCTTCGAAGGCCCCGCCTTCGTCTCCCCCGCTCGATCCGCTGGACGCCTTTGCCTTTTTCTGGCGCTCCTCTTTTTGCGCCAGTGCTCGCGCCTGCGAGTTTTCGCCTTCGATCTCGGTCACGTAGCCCCCAGATTTGTCGAGGCTGTGGGAAACGGTTTTGACCAACCATTCCCCATTGAGCGGGGCCGGGAATCCGGCGAGGATGATTGAGCCCTCTGCGATGAGGTCCGGGCGTCCGTAGGTGGTGACGCGGACGGTCTGCGCGCCGCGTGCGAGTTGGTCGCGGATGGCGTCGGCGGAGCGGGTGGCCTCCTCTTCGGTCGCCACCGGGAAGGGCGTTTCGTACTCCGCGCCTTCCTCCTCGCTACCCTGGTCGTCAAAAGCTTCCGTTTCCACCTCTTCTCCGGTCTGCGTGTCGTGTCGGCGGGTGCGGACTTTGGTGACGTTCTGGCGTTGCCCGAGCTGGATCTCGTAGCCGCTGCACTCGGATTTGTTGAGGGTCACGGCCCCGAGCTTCTGCCCGGTCGCGGATCGGCTTTGGCCACGTCGGACGAAAACGAGACTGGAGGCGGTCGGCTTCATGAGCGCGCCGTAAGAGCGGGCAAGGCGCGTCAGGAGGTTCATGTCGCTCTCGCTCGTCTGGTCGATGTGCTCAATCTGCACAGCGGCGAGGTCGGGCGCGATGGCTGGCGCAAGACCGGCGTCGGCTGCGAGGGTGCGCACAAGGTCGCCCAGGGTGATGTTGTCGAAGCTGCGCGTTTTGCGCGTCTGAAATGGTTTGAGCCCTCCGGCGGATGTAAACGGCGCGGCTTTCCCGGAAATGGTGAGAACGTCGGGCGGGCCGCTCAGCCTCACTTCGTCGATGACGAATTGGCCCATGTTGCGGAGGTTGCCCACGTAGCCCAGCGAGATTTCGAGCACTGCGCCGGATTCGGGGATGATGATTCGCCCGTCGCCGTTGGCCAGGTCGATGGTGCAGGAGTCGGCCTGCTCAGTGGCCTCGTCGGTGATGCTCAGCCCGAGGAGGCGCGCCGCGTAGGTCGCGGTGATGTCCTGCCCCGCGTTTGTGATTTTGAAGGCGGGGGTCACGGTCAATTGAAGAGCCGGACGTTTTCGCGGGGGGCGGGCTCGATCTCGGGAAGCTCCAACGAAAGGCCTGCCGGAAGCGTGATGTATTGGCCCAGGTCGAGCGCCCTGTTTGCCTCAAGCACGGTCTCGACCTGCCCGGCGAGGGTCGAGCCGTAGAAACGGAATGCGATGTCGTCGAGCATGTCGCCCGCTTTGGTTGTGTAGATACTCATCGGCTCAGCGCCCCCAGTAGGCCAGAGCCGGAAACCTGAAACGGCCCGAGTTTGATTGTCGGCTCCCAGTATCGCTTCAGGATCAAAGAAAACTCCACGCGGTTTGCGGAACCGTCGCCCCGGAAAACCTCCTGCCGCTCGGCAATATCGGTGATGACGTAGAGCCCGAAAAAGTTGCCCATCCCGCTGATGAGCGGGAGCGGAAGGCCGAGGTCGGCTTGAAGACGCATGAGTGCAACCTGCCCGAGCCCGCCCTTGAAATGCGGGAGAATCACGCCGTCGAGGTTGAGCTGTTCGGCGGCTTTGCCGGTGTATTGCATCAGCGGGGCATCCCCCACGCGTTCCTGTTCGGCCCACGCCCAAGCGTGCTGTCGGGCGAGGCTTTGGTAAGCCGCCGTCTCCAGCGAAAAGCGAAACGCTCCGAGTGCCATCATCATAGGGCTAGTCGTAGAGGGCTCCACCGGCCAAAGCGGCCTGTCTGCCGTTGAGGCGGGCAATTACCAAGTCCGCCAGGGTGCGCTCGTTCATCCCGGGCGCGGCGTGGATTGTAACGTTGAAGGTTCTGTTGTCGGATTTCCCGCCCCCGTTGGGGATGATCTGGCCGGAGGAGCGCGGGGCGAAAATCTCGGGGCCGCGCTCGCCCACAAGGTAGCGTTTGCCAGCGGAGACCGGGCCACCCATTGCGCGGGCACCGTCAACTGTCGGGGCGTCGGCGGGCTTCGCGCTGTCGCCTCCGCCGAACCATCCTTTGACCTTTCCGAAGGCTTCACCGATGGCGCTGAGCTTTTCCCCGAGCCACGCAAACTTTGCCGCCGCGTCGGCTTTGATGGCCGCAAACGCGCTCAGCAATTTCCCTTTTAGGATGTTTGCGAAAGCCTCGGCACTCTGCCCAAGGTCGAACCACGCGCCTTTGAACCATTCGAGGCCGGCCTTCCATGCAGCCACCAAAACGTCCCAGTTTTGATAAATGGCGTTTCCTACTAACAACGCGGTCGCGAGTATTGCGGTGAAAGGGTTTGAATACGTCAGGACGGCCAGCCCCACACCCACTTTCCCAAGAGCCCACCCTAAAAGCGCTAGGTCCTTTACGAATCCCAGGACAGGAATGGCGACAAGGAGACCGAGAACCGTTTTTAGCCCTCCGTATTGCTCAAGCGTTGCATGAATTTGCGGCCCGTGGGCTTCAAGTGCCTTTCCGAAAGATTTGACGGCCTCGCTTGCGTTTTTCATCGCGGTTCCGAGGTCTTCCCCGAATTTCTTCACCTTGTCCGGGTGTTCTTTGACGAAATTGGCAAACTCGTTTCCGAGCTGATTCATGGCCGGGAGCATCCCTTCGGCCATCAGGTTTGTAGCGCCTTTCAACGCCGCACCCACGCGCAACTGCGTTCTCCCGAACTCGTCTCCTTTTTCAATCAGGCTGTCGCTGATCGTGAGCCCGAGGGCGTCGGCCTCCTGCCCGTATTCGGCCAAGCCTTTTTTGCCTAGGCTCAGGAAATTGACCATTTGCGAGCCGGACTTGCCGAAAAGCGCCATTGCAATTGCGGTCTTTGAGACCTTGCCCTGGTATTTGCTGAACGCTTCGGCAATGGCTTCGAGCTGCTTGCTAGGGGCCTGCCGCGAGAGCTTGCGGGCGTCGAGTCGGAGCAACGCGAACACGTTTCCGCCCCCGTCTTTGCGCGCCTTCTCCAGCGAAAGCTGCATTTTGGCAAGGCTCTTCTCCAGCGTGTCCGCGCCGGTGCCCACGTCGTCCGCCGCATACTTGTAGCGGATCAACTCGTTGGTCCCCATCCCCACGGAGGAAGCGGCTTCGGCGGCGTTGTCGGCGTAGTCGCCCACGCTTTTTCCGAGCGCAACGATTCCAGCGGCTGCGGCCCCTGTCGCCGTGGCAATCATGAGCGCGCTAGAGCGGAGCCTAGAGCCCACGGCCCCGAGTGCTCCGCCCACGTTGGCGGACTTAATTGAGTTGAGGGCCTTGATGTGTCGCTCTGTGCGGCGGATTTGTCCGTTGAGCACTTCCAGCGAGCGCGCCGCTTCGGGGCCTCCTAAGCCTTTCCCAATCTGGTGTGAAAGCTTCTTGGACTGCCCCTCAAGGCTCTTGAGGCTGTCCCCTAGCTTTTTTGTGTTCCCGCTGAGAACGGCAAACGCGGTTTTCAGTGAGGAGCCGATTCCGCCCCCCACTTCAATCACCGCTTTGAATTTCTTCTCCTCAGCCATTTTTCGGAATCATTCGGATGAATGCGACAAAATCGGAAAAGCTCAGTCGCCCGATGTTGTCGGGCTGCCAGCCTGTGTGCGCTGCCAGCACGAGGACCGCTCTAAGCAGTTCCTCGCGCTCTATTCCAAAGGGCTGCCGCCCTCCTCGTCCTCGGTCAGTTTGGCGAATGCTTTTTGCACTCGCTTGTAGTCGCGGAGGGTAAGGCCGCGAATGACCGACGGGTCCACTTCGCAGAGGTTTGCAAAAAGTGAAAGCTCCTGATCCTCGGGGCTTTTGCCCGCGCTTTTTTTGACAACGAGCATGTCTTCCACGGTCGGCTCGCGCATGGCGAGGGCGTCCACGGTCACGCCGTCAATCTGTGCGGGCCTGCTGAGTTGAATGCGTTCGCCGGAAAATGTCGGTTTCATGCTTTAGATTCCGATGGCGGAACGCTGCGAGGCGAGGCGGTCGGACCCGTTTACGATGCGGACCATGTTCACGGCGTCGATTTCGTGGACCGTTTTCCCGGCTTGCTCGTACTTGTAGGAGCGCAAATCGAGCGTGAACGTCAGCGTGCTTTTTTCGCCCGCTTTCCATTGCCCGGGCTCCACGCTGCGGACGATGCCACCCATCGTGACCTTGACCGGCTCAACGCTGCCGTCCAGCGATTCAAGCGCGCCGCGTGCGATGAGCGGGACCGTTGCGCCTTCGCCAAGGCCCCAGAGCGCGATGGCGTCGGAGTCGTAGCTTGAAAGCACAAAGCTCGCTTCCATTTTCTCCTGCCCCATCTCGACGGCAATCGGCGTGTCCATGCCCCCGGCGCGGAAGTCTTCCACCTGGAGGCCGAGGGTTGGGAGTTTCAATTCGTCGATCTGGCCAGCGTAGCCGCGACCGTCGGCGAAGAGGTTGAAGTTTTTAAGGATGCGGGAGGCGGTGCTCATGGCTTAGGCGGTGAGTTCTTCAATGTAGTCGTTCGTCAGAATCGCACGGAAAATGATGTGCTCGGCGGGATAAGGCGGGGTGAAGTCGAAGTTGAAGTAGACTTTGCCCTGCGCGATGTTGGCCGGGGTGTTGAGGTCCGGGTCGGGCCAGCATTTGCCGCCGAGGATCGCGCCTTGGTTTTTGAGGCTGCGGAGGTAGCCGTTGACGCTCTCGGAAACGTCTTCGAGATAGGTCTTTGTGATGTTGCGGTCGATCGCCCAGAAATGCGCGGCCTGGATCGAGTCATAGATGAGGTCAGCCGTGCGGCGGACGCTCAGGAACGCAAACGCGGGGTCGGCGCTTGTGCTGCGGTTGCCCCAGAGGCGGAAACCGTTTTGGCGAATGATCGTGGAGACGTTGGCGGCGTTGAGGAGGTTGGCGCTGCAATTAACGTCGCCCAGAATGAAATCCACGGGGCGGGATGCGCCGGAGATTCCGAGAATCTCTTGGTTGGAGGGGCTCCACCAAAAGCCCCGGTCGTTGTCGCTCTTGGCGATGAGACCGGCCACACGCGAGGAGGCGGGCTCGTTGACAAGCACGCCCGAGCGGAGAACCTGCACTTGCGGGTCCACGATCATCAGGCGGTCGGAGCCGAACCCCTGCGCGTAGGTGATCGCGGCGGCGTCGGTCGTGTTGGGTCCGTCCGCGATGACCACGGCGCGGAGGCGGGTTGCCACCGCCAGAAGCTCGCTTGTCGCGGCCTGTTGATCGGAGAAGCCCGGGGCGATGAGAACGCGAGGGCGAACGCCCAGCGATGTTTCCGCCGAGGTGAACGCCCACGCGCCGGTTTTCAGCGAGGAGCTGCCGACAATGTTCGTGACGGTCGCGGCGAGGTTGGCCCCCTCGGTCACACGGACAACGACAACGGCGGCCCCGGCTTGATCGAGGATGCCGTCGAGCGCGTTGGGAAGCGTGCCGGTCGCGCCTGCGCGGGCTGCCAGGGTGCGAGAGCCGCTCACCAAGACGGGCGTGTTGAGCGGGAAAGCCTCGTTTTTGCCGTCCTCAAGAAAGGTCATGTTTGTCACGAGCACAACGCCCGCGCCGGTCGAGGTCGCCACGTTGGCGGCGGTCACAAGCGCGTTGGCTGCGGTGTTCGCGGTGATGGCGGCAATAAGCAAGGTGCCCGTGGTGGTCACGGTGCCGGTCGGGCCGGTCGCGAGGTTCACCGTTATGAGGTCGCCGGACACGCTCACGGAGAGGGTCGCGGAGTTCGCCATCGGATTGCGAAGGCGCACGGCTGTTTTGTTCCCCAGCTCGCCGGTCTTTTTCGATGTGAAGAGAATCCCGTTGTTTGCCGCTGCCGTGCCGATGGTCAGCGTGGCTTTTACCTCGGCCTCCGCTGCGGGCGCGGTGCCGATTAGGCCGATAACGGAGCTTGCAACGGTGCGGATGGGGCGCGGGCCGTCGAGGATTTCGAGAACCTCGACGCCGTGGAGAAATTGTTCGGGCATGGTGTGAATTTATTCGGCTTCTTTGATGGGGTCTTGTGCGCGTTTGCCCGCGAGCTTTGCGCGGCGCTCGGCGGCCTCGGCTTCAAGGCGCTCGATCTCCGCGAGTTCTGCGAGGCGCTTCTTTTCCTCGAATGGGCTGCCCGCGAACGCGAGGAGCTGCGCCACTTCGGACCAGTCGCCGGATTCAGCGGCCTGCGGAACGAGCACGGCGGCGCGTTCAAGGATCTGCTTTTGGAATGCTTCGTTGGCTTCCACTTGCTCAAGCGCGGCTTTGGCCTCGGCCTTCGCGGCGTCAAGCTCCGCGCTGAGTTTTGCGAGCGTCTCGGCGTGCTCCGTGGTGAGTTTTTCGGAGGCCGATTTGAGGGCGTCGGCGTGCGCGGCTTTCTGCGCGTCGTCGTAGGCGACAAGGGCGTGTTGTATGTCGGAGGCGAGGTGCCTGTTGTTTGCGACGGCGTCGGCCACCGCGCCCGCTTGCATTCCGTGGATGGTTAGTGAGGTTGGAGACAAGATGTGAATCATAAAAAAGTGACGGCACAAACCCGGTAGTTTGCGCCTGCAAGAGAAACCGAAGAAGGGGTCGGGTTGATCCAATACACGCGGACGACATTTCCTGAAATGACGTTGGCCTTTAGGATAATCGCGTTGACGTTCATTCCCCCGTTACATTCCACAAAGCAAACCGTGTTTGAATCCGCGCCCGTTAACGTAACGTCCAAAAACTGAGAACCGCCGTTGGCGGCAATTGCGCCCGGCTGGTGATAAAACCCAGCGGTTAAAATGCTGCCAATTGCCCCGCCGTTGCCGCCTATTTTCACGGGCGCACTAAATTGCAGCGGCTCTAAAGTGCTGCTTCGCATGAAGCACGAAAAAATAGCCTTTGGGGTGCCGTCTGTCTTTGTCCCGTAAAAAACAAAGTTGTTGTCGTTCTGACACGCAAAATTCGGGTTGGTTCCTGCCGTGTCGGTGAATTGGTAGCCGCTCCCGTTCTCCACTCTTACACTGCCGCCCGCAACATGAAGCCGGGCTTGCGGGGCGGTTGTTCCAACCCCCCAATTTCCGGCTGCTGTTACAACTCCGTTTATTGAGCCGTTGCACCCAAACACCAACAAGCCAGGAGAACCCGCTGCCGTGCCGCCATAGAGCGAAATCCACGCGCCGGACGTTGCGACGCCGGGGTCTGAGCTCCCCGCAACGATGCTCCACGCGGAGTGATCCCCCGCGCCCTTGAGTGTTCCCTGAACGTTTCGGATTGAGCCGCCAACGGTCAGCGTGCCTGAAAGCGTCGTGTTGTTGGACGCATCCCAATTAGCCAAGATCGCGGTCACTGCCGAGTAGCCGTCATTGACTCGCTCAAGGTGTACATTCCCGGCCCCGTCGTGAGCTAACCGGCTGAATTTCTTATCGACCGGCGCGGCTGTGTTCTTGATCTGAAGAAATGGGTAGACGCTTCCTTCGATGTTGAGCTGCTGGAGCGTTGGCGCGCTCGTCCAAGAGGGCGCGGAGCCGTTCGTTGTCAGGAGCTTCCCCGCGTTGCCGGTCTGCGTCGGAAGAAGCGCCGTGAAAACGTTGAGCGTCGGCGGCGGCGTGGTTTCGACTGTGACGGTTATGTCAGGCATGGGTCAGCGTGTGACTTGTTTGGAGAGCGTCACCGACCCTTGCGCCACGCGAAGCGCGGTCCCGTCCGCGAACGTGACGAGCACGTCGTAAACCGCCGTTGAAAAGCTCAGGTTGCGCGTCTGCGCTGCGGTGAGAGAGAACGTGGCACGCCCGGTCTGAATCGGGTCTTTCGTGACGGTGAATTCCTGAAGGATGGCTTGGCTTTCCGCCGTTGGGCGAATCTGCGCGGCAAGTGTTGCCGTCGTAAGCGGCATGAGCCCCGCCCCGGCGTCATAAAAAACCATCGCAAACGAGAACGTCGCGCCCTGGTTTATTTCTAGGTTGTAGGTCTGCGCGGCCATTAGAATTTGATGAAGTACGGGAAGGCAACGTTACGCGGGCGCGTTTCGGTGCCGCCGTTGCTGGACGTTGTGTAGCCGTTGAACGAAGAGCCGCCACCGTGTGAGGTCACGGAATAGAAGCTGAAAACACCTTGCCCGGTGTTGGATGCGCTCGTCGTGAACGCGCCGACGTTGTGGCTGTGTGCCTCCAGCATGTCGGCTTGTGCGCTGCCCAAAGTGCGCCCTGTGTCCGCTCCGCGCCCTTCGTCGAGGCCTCGCACAAACTCGCCGCGAAGCTCTGGGAGGTTAAACGTCGTTGAGCCGTTGCCCACGCCGAAGGTCGTTCCGATTCTTGCGAAAAGAGCCGCGTATGTCGTGCGGGAAACTGCCTGCCCGTTACACCTTAGCCAGCCTGGCACCTCGGTTGCGCTCCCGTTAAAGCAAATCATCCCGAGCAAAAGCCCGTCGATGTACTGCTTTGTCGCGGCGTGAAGCGCGGCGGTCGGGTCCGCTGGCAACGTCAGCGGGCCTCCCAGACTCAACGCTCCCGGGATTGCTGCGTTGTTGTTGCCGTCGAACCCAATCAACTGCGTTCCCGCTGTAAAGGCGTCGTTGACGCGCTCAAGCATCACTGCTCCGTTGCTCTGATTTGAAAGGCGCGTTATGCGTCGATCGACTGGCGCTCCTGTGTTCTGAATAATAAAACTTTCGCCCGCAACGTGAAGCTTCGCTAGTGGCGCGACTGTTCCGTATCCTACGTTTCCGGCTGCTGTTACAACTCCGTTTATTGAGCCATTGCACCCAAACACCAACAAGCCAGGAGAGCCCGCTGCCGTGCCGCCATAGAGCGAAATCCACGCGCCAGAGGTGGAAATGCCGGGGTCTGAGCTGCCTGCAACGATGCTCCACGCGGAGTTATCCCCCGCGCCCTTGAGTGTTCCCTGAACGTTTCGGATTGAGCCATTGACCGTGAAGGTTCCGTTGGTGGTCAACGGGCCTGTCATCGTGTCGCCGGTCTTGTTTACCCACCGGGAAACGGCGGCGAGCTTTTTGGGTGTGACAAATCGCGAGTCATCGAGCCCCGCGTCGGTCTCGGACTGCGTGGCGATTTCCGCGACTCCCTGCACGGTCTCGCTCGCGGGCGGGTATTGAAAAGAGGCGCTGCCGATGGTGACGCTTCCAGCGGGAACGCCGGTCATGACGAAATCGAGCGCGAAGAGCGCAACTGATCCGCTGCCCTTAATGAGAATCGGAGCCGTCTGCGAATAGATGGCGAAGAGGGTTCCCGTCGATGTGATGAGCCCCACCTCGCGGACGGTGTAACTGTCGGCGGAGGAGTCCGAGGCCGTGATGTGAATCGTCCCCGGAGTCGGCACGCTGGAGCCCTCGGGCGTGATCTGTTTGATCTGCGCGACGAGCGCGGTTTGCGAGCCGGTCGCGGTGTAGCCGCTGGAGCCGATGGCCACTTTAGAAAGCACAACGGGGCCGATGCTCCCGGAGGCTGCGATGGCGGCTTTTCCGGCGTTGGTGATGAGGAAATTTAGCGCGGGCATTTGTTACGGGTAAGAGGCGGCGCCTTCGAGGCGGTCGTAGAGAGTCGGGTTGAGAATCCCCACGGTGTTCACTTCCCCGAGGAAGCCCTGGACCAGCTCAACAACCATTTGCGAGCGGACAGGCTTGACGCGGTTGACGGCCTCGAAGATCGAGTCTTGAACGTTTGCCGGGGTTGTGATGAAGGAAGCGAGAAGCTTGAAAGTGTGGGGGGTTCCGGGCGGGGTCTGTTGCCACCACTCTTGAAAGGCGCTCCCGATGCCGAGGCTTTCGAGCACGCTGCGCACTGCGCCGACGGTGCCCTTGCGGCGGTGAACGTCGATTGAAGCGGCGATGACGCGGCGTTTCTGTTCCTCGGTCCAGTTGGCGTTCCACTCGTCCACCGAAAAGCCCCACGCAAGCCAGGGCAAAAGGTTTGCCGGGCATGTTTCGGCATTCCAGAGCGTGCGTTGCGGCGCGGGCAATTCCGTTGCGCGCTGCGTTGCGGCCTCCATTGCGCGCTCTTGGTCGGAGCTGTTCGGCGGGAGGAGACTCATTCAGCGACCCCCGCGTGCGTGATGTTTAGGCCGGTGCAAAAAGCAGCCTGCGCGTAGTTGACGGTGATGTCGGCGGCGGGCTGTGTCAGCTCCACACGCTGCACCCCGGCGACGTGAAGAGCCGCGAAAATCCCAGAGCGCGGGATGTCGTAGCCGATGCGGTGCTGAGCGTCTGCGAAGGCCTGCGCGGCGGCCTGCGCCTGCTGGATGACAACGGCGGAGTCCGGGCCTGCGTAGGTGTAGAGCGTGGCCTGTATAGTATAAGGGATGATGGTTGCGCCCTGAACCGTGACTTGATCCGTCAGGGGTCGGACATCCTCGTCGTTGAGGATGGCGGCGACCTCGGAAATGACGGTTGAGGAAACGGCCCCGCTGCCGGTGGTCCCTAGGAGGGTCACGAGAACCTGCCCCGGTGAGAGGGTCGGCGGGCCGGTGACGGAGGCGTGCTTGACGCTCTCTGATTTGAGCGCGTGGTAAAGATAAGCGCCCTCGGGGCCCGCGGTGCTGAGCCCCTCAAGCGCCAGGGTTATCCTGTAACGGAGGTCCGCGTCGGCTTCCATCACTGCCTCCACGGGCGGGATCACGGACGGGTTGCCAGCGACGAGCGTTTTGCGTGTGACGCCGAAAAGCGCGCCGAGGTGCTCAAGGTCTGCGCCCGTGGCGAAGGCCAGCATGACGGCGCGGGAGGCGTCGTTGATGCGTTGGCGGAGCAAAAGCTCGCGGTAGGCCGCAACCTCAAGGATCTTCCAAGCTGGATCCGACTCCACAAAAGCCGTGAAAGCGGGATCTCGCGCTTGAAGGTCCGCGACCATCGCGGCGAGGATCGCGGAGAAGTCGAGCGTCTCCACCACTTCCGGGGCGGGGATGTTGGAAAGGTCAATGGCCGTGAAGCTGCTCATTCTTAGATGACGATGCCGTCAACGGTGACGGGTTGGCCGGTCGGCAAATAAACGCCCTCAAGCTCCAGAGTTACGCGCCCGTCGGAAACGGCGCTTGCGAAAACGCGAGCGATTGCAAGGCGCGGCTCCCATTTCTGGAGGGCGTCAATCGTGGCCACGTAAAGCTCGATGAGGGTCGAGCGATTCAGCGGGGCGTCGACTAGCTCGAAGAGGCGCGAGCCGTAATCGCGGAGCATGACACGCGAGCCAAGCGGGCACGATAGTATGTCTTGAATGCTCTGGCGGAGGTGCTCCACGCCGGAGAGGGCCTTGCCTGTTTGTTGATTCGTCCCGCGCACGGTCGAACATTAGGCGCGGCCTTCGGGGGGCGTCTTGTGCGCGTTTGCTCGCTAGGGGTTGGGGCCTGCGGTGTTGGAGATTCCACCCGTGACCCCGCCGTGCGTGTGCGTGCTGAGGGCAATGCCGTTGCTCGTCAGCGGTCCGCCTGTCTGCGTGACGGCCCCGTTGATGCTGAGCCCGGTCGCGGACGTGATTTGAATCCCGGACGCGGAAAGAACAAGCTGCGTCCCGCCCACGGTGAGCCGGATTGCGTCGGAGGTGACTTCAAGCGTTGAGGATGCCCCGGCTTTCACCGTGGCCTTGCCTCCTGCCGGGATGGTGATGGCGTAGGCGTGCGCGGCGCGGTCGTATTCGACAACGGCCCCGTCTGCGTAAGTTGTGCGTGAGACCGTCGCGGCGTCTGCGTTGGCCGGGCGGTCCTGTTTGTAAACGCCCCCGAGGACAAAGCCCGCGCACAAGTCCCCCGCCGGTGAGAGAACGAGCACTTGCTCGCCAACCTCGGGAGCGTGCCACGTTTTATCCCCGCCAGCGCGGGAGGAGACCCACGGAAGCCAGGCCGTTGTGTTTTTGCCCAGCTTCACGCGCACGCGGGCCTTGGAATAATCCGCCTCAAGGATCGTCCCCGCCCTGGTCACGTTGGCAAGGCGGCGCTCAAGCTCTCCGATGCGTGCGGCGCTCATTCAGGCGGGATGATGCGGCGATAGTAAGGCTCATTCGGCACGCCGATGTAAGGAGCCACGCCGAGGAAGATTTGCGTCGGAACAACGCTCGCGCCGTCCCAAATGGAAGCGCCCAAAAATGCCGTGTGCGACCACTCCACGCGGAATGTCTCATACTCCTCGGAGAACGTTTCGGGAGTGGCGCTCGCAAAACGCCCCGGGCTTAGCGGGCTGGAAAAGCGGTTGCCCTGCACGAATTTCGCGACCTGCGCGGCGAGGAGTCGCACGCCCAGCTTGCCGCCCTGTTTGTAAGTCGAAACGCACTCGGCGGAGAATCGAAGCTCGACCTCTAATTGCTCGGTGCCGCTGTCGTAGGGGTTTGCCGGTGCGATTTGCTCAAGCTCAAAACGGATCGCGGGGACGGTGAGCTTTTCGCCGGGGCGGTCGTAGTAGTCCACGGAAACGCCAGGGAACGCGGCCAGAAAGGCCGTTTTCATGGCGGCGTGAAGGTTGGTGAGGTTTACCTCTGGCGTCCCCATTTGAGAGCCCTTTCAAATTCCGCGAGGAGGCGCGGCCCGATCTGCTCTTTGACGGCGGCCATTGCCGCGTCGCCTTCGCTGCGGATGTCGTGCCCGGCGCTTTTTTCGATTGGCAAACGCGCCTTGCCTTTGCGCTCGAACACGTTGCCCCCGAATTTTTCTATGATGAACGCCCCGGGGCGCTTGGCCGGGCCTGCGGTCACGCCGGATGCGGTTTGGCGAGGATTTAGGCGGTTGAGCTTGATGGGCGAAAGGCCCAGCCACACGCGGCCCTGTTTGTCACTGACGCCGACATACATGCGGCCCTTGATGACGCCCCCTTTTACTTTTGTCGCGGATGCGACCTTGCGCCGCACCTCGTTCCCGGCCCAGCGCGAGACGCGAGCGATTGCGATTTTCATCGCGTGGCGAGTGCTCTCGTCGAGAACGCGCCCGGCGAGGAGCGCGACTTTTTCAAGGTCGTCGGCTCGGACTTCGAGAAACTCACTCATGAGCAAGGGTGACGGTTGCTAGGCCAGTGCCCTCCGGCTGGATCTGAATTATTGAGAACGTCTGCCCCGCAACCTCCACCAGAGACTCCCGAGCAACGCCCGCAAGCGCGGCCATCTGGCACGTTATGCGCGGCTGGGTCGTGTCGAGCACGGTTTCCCCGACGGACCTGTCAAAAAAGGCGTTGTCGAAGAAGCACTGCACAAGGCGCGGTTGACCGCCAACGGTGAACGTGGCCGTCTGCGCGTCCAGCCCGGTGAAAAAGGCCGCGAGGTTTTCGGGCATGGCTTATTTTTTAGGCGGTTGCATGGCTTATTTTTTGCGGGGTTTTGGCTCCTCGGCGGGCTCGGGCTCGGGCTCAGGCGCGGGCGTTGCAAGAACCGGCACGGCCACTCCCCGCCCGACAAGCTCGCGGGCCACGGCTTCGGAGACTTCCACGGATTCACCGGCTTTGACGGGTTCCCCGCCGATCAAAAGGCTTTTTAGAAGCTGAACGAGTTTCATGCGGGCAGGATAGCCGCGCTCTTCCCCCGGGGTCTTGTGCGCGTTTGCCCCGCTCAGAGCGGAGGAATGCGAATGAATGACCCGCAGAATGAGAGGTTGCGGAATTTCTCGAAGCACCCGTCGCCCTCCCTGGAGCCTGCGGCATTCGTGTTGCCTTCGATGGTCTCGACGATGCCGCGACCGGAAAACCCGGAAACAATCCCGATGTGAGAGAGGCGCGGCAGAAAAACCACGATGTCCCCGCGCTCGGGCGTGTAGGCGGTCGAGGTGTTGGAGAACACAACGCACCCGGCCTTCCGCGCCCACGGGAGCCAATCGCGGACGGATGCAAACCTGGGAGGGACTCGCAAACGGATTGCGGCGCTCTGCCGGTCGGCTTCCTGAACGCAATAGGAGGCGAAAGCGGAACACCACGGCTCACGGTTTTTTCCGCCGTCGGGGTAGTTCGTCGCGGCCCAGAATTTGTCAACCCCGGCAAAACGGTTGGGCGTGGTTTCCCGCGTCCCGACATACTGCGCTGCGATGTCGGCAATGATCGCCCTGGGGTTGCTCATATGGTTTCGAGCTTGGCGCGGTCGTCGTGTTTCCAAGCGGGACCGCCTGCGATGCGGAGCGCCCTGTAAACCGTGGCGACTTTCCACGCGGGAGCGCCCACGGCCTGCATCTGCTCAGCGAGCACGGCGTCGCACTGCTGGCGGGTCAGCGTCTTTGTGTAGAGGTCGCCCTGCACGGCATAAAGGTAGTCGTGAACAAATGCCGGATAGAGCAGGTCGGGGTCGGAGTTGGCCAGCAACGCCCAGACCGGGCGCGGCACGCTGGCCCCGTCCGTCAAAAAACCGTCCGGGATGACAAGCCGCCCGGCGATTGCGGAAAGACAAGTTAGGTCGCGCTGAAATTCGCCCCACCAGCGGAGCGGAAGGTCGCGCCCGATAATCTCGCGGCGCGGGAGCTGGCGAATGATGGCGCTGGACTGGAAACCGATCATGAGGAGGCGCAAGCGCCGAAAAGGAAGAGCACGGCTGAACCCACCAAAAGCCCCACGAGCGTTGCGCGGCGAAACGGGCAGGACTCTGCCGGGCATTTCTCGTATGCCTTGAGGGTGCCAACGGCTAGGCCGTGGTCGCCCTTCATCTTGTTGATTTCCTTCCTCATTTCGTTCCGGTCGCGCTCGCATTGCTCCGACTTCCCCCAGAGGAGTTTGGCAACCCAAACAAGCGCGGTGGTCACGGACCCGATGGCGGCGATTAGAGCTTGCTCTAGTGTCATATCTCGACGGTGAACTCGGAGAACGGGAGCGGATACGGCTTCGGGTCCAATTCGAGCAGCTTGCGAAACTCTGCAATGAAACGCGCCTGTGCCTCTTCAAACGTCAACCGCTCCAACTCCAAAATGGGGACGGAGATTCTGCGGACAACGCCGTTGCACGAACCGGTCACAGTCCGCATTCCGTCCGCGTCGGTGGCGAAGATGTCGGTAATCGTGAGTTGCGGCATGGTTTAGAATCCTTTCACGGTCACGTAACCGGCGGTTACTGCGCTTCCCGCTGTACTCACCCTTGCCCGGAGGAGCTGGGCCTGCACGTCGTTGACGGTGGCCCGAACCGTGGAGCTTGCGACCGCCGTGAGCGGCGAGCCGAGTGCATACCATGTCGCGCCGTTGTCGTCCGAGCCCTCAAGCTGGAGCGCCGGTGCCGTGGTGGCGGCCCCGATATTCACTATGATCTGCGCGTTGCGGCAGTTCTGCGCGTTGAGGCTCGGGGTGGTGCTGTTCAGCGTGGTCAACACAACGCTGCGGTCCACGTTCTGCCGCACCGGGTCAGCCATGTCGGAGCATTGGAGGCGGTTGATGGCTCGCGTGAAACTCGGATTCGTTCCGCCCACGGTCTGCACGTAGCGCACACGGTTCCCGGTCAGAGGGAGTTTCGGGCTGCGATAGATGCCGGCCGCGGTGATGCGGGGCAAATCGTAAACGCGGAACCAATTGGTGCCGCCGTCGTCGGATTCCTCAATGGTAACGTCTAGAGTTGGGTTTGTGCCGGTTACCGCTGTGACAGGAATGTTGACCTCGTAGGCGCAACCAAACGAGGGAGTGAAAGCCGCCGTTGTCGCGGTGGCGGTGAGAGCCGAGGAAAAAACGTCGGCGTTGGTGCCGGGAATCCCGAGGTTTGCCGCCGTGACGCTTGCGAGCGTCTGCGCTGGGGCAATTGCGACGGCCCCGGTTACCGTAAACGCCTTTGACAAGTCGCTGGTGCCTGCGGAGCGCGGCGAAACATCAAACCGGGTGGCGTCGAGGATGTTTATGAGGTGCAGCCGCCAATCTGTGGACGATGCGGGGGCGGCCACGTTCTCAACGATGATCGCCAGCTTGTAGCGCCGGTTAGGGTTCACGAGAAGGCGGTCGTAGGCGAATTGTCCGCCCGTGTTGGTGAGAACGTTCTGCCCCCACGAACGCGCCGAAAGACGGTCTCGCTCCAGCATGAGCCCGTAAGTTGTCGCAGGGATGAAATTGGGGCCTGTGCCGGTGGCGACCGTGGTGAACCCTGTCCCGAATGCGTTTGCCAGCGTGTCGAGGGCGCTTCCGCCTGCCCGAACGCGAAGTTGCGCGGTGGTTGCCGTGATGCTGTCGTGCTGGTGGAAAACCGCGTTGCGTGCGTTGAGGACTTCCGGCGCGGTCGAGCGGCTTGTGTCGGTGACAATCGCGCCCGCGTCGTCAACCTGAACAAACCCGACAAGAAGGTGATTGTTTGCGATCCGCTGCGACGCGCTGACCTGATAGCGCAAATCGAGCGGCATCGAAAAAGTTGAGCGCGTCAGGATGATTGTCTTGCTTGCGGCGGTAACGCCGGAGGCGATGTTGAGATAAGGGCCGGAGCCCGCCACGGCTCCGCCCAACGGGCCTGTGATGGTCATTCCCGCCCCGGTCTGAACAATTTCCCAATCGCCGGTCGGGCTTGTGTCGAACGTGGCGAAGTTCTCGAAAAACCTGTCGCGGGCGGTGCCCACCAGCATTTTGCCGCCGTTGGGCTCGTAGCCTGCAAACTGGAGCCCGCCGTCGTCGAGGGTTTTGAGCGTTCCGGGCGTGCCGTCCGGCCGCTCGGTAATTAAAGGGATCTGATAATCGTTTGGCATGATGTGTGATGCGTTGCGGGCTCATGTCGCCGCCCTGGGTGTGAGCCGGGGCGGCGGTGATGAACTCGCTTAAGCTACGTTTCCGAAGCAGAAGGACGCTGCGCGGCGGACGCCGAAGTCAACGTCTTGCATGGCCACAACTTCCACGCGCCCGGAGCGCGCGCCCGAGTAGGGGTTGACGGTCAATTCAACGCCGCCCCAAATCGCCAGCATGAAGTCGGCAAAGTTTCCGAAGAAAACGTGGCCGTTTGCGACCTGGTTGGTGATCTCGGTGCGGTAACCGTTGACGGTGCCGCCGGGTTCCCAGAGGGCCATAGAATCCGTGCTCGTGCTGAGGCGGCGCGAGGTTTTTGCGTGCCCACGGAATCCGGCGTTTGCAACGTAGGCCATCGCGGCGACATCGGCGTTATCGAGGGCAATCTCGGTTTCCATCTGCACCAGCTCGGCAAAGGTCGGCTTGGCTGCGGTGGCAAAGGTCACGGTGTTGACGCCCGGAGTGTTGCGGATGCCGACGGGCGCGGCCCCGGTGCCGTCGCCATAGAAACCGGCAAGGTCGATGGTCTGCGAAAGTCCTCGCGCAAGGTCTGCGCGGACAAGCGCCTCAACGGAGAGGCTGGACTGCATCATCGTGCGGCGCGTGATTTCGGAGACGGAGCCGACGGTTTTCGGGCGAAGCTGCAAGAGGCCGAAGTCGATGTCTTCTTTCTGGACGTTTACGTCTTCCCCTACCCAATAACCCTTGGTCCCGGTGGTCTGGCGCGGAATGTCGAAGTTGCCGACAAGCCCTCCCAGCTCGGTTCCCAGCTGCATGAGCACAGTGCGATTCCTCAGGAGGTCGATGAAGCTAGACGCAAGGAGCGTGGTCTGAACGGTGTTGCCAGCGGTGCCGGTGTAGCCTGCGCCGGACGCAATGGAAATGGTATTGGTTCCGCGCTGGCCCATGAGCGGCTGGAGAAGAACGTCGCTCGGGATCATCGTCCCTTTGATCTCCCGATGATTCACGCGCTCGGCTGCGGCGGTGCAAGCGTCCAGCTCGAAAGCGGCGGCGTTTTGCGCGCCACGGTCGGTTGGCTCGGTGAGTGCGCGGAGGAGGCGCACAAAAGAGAAGCTTCGGGCTTCTTTCTCGCTGAGGCCGATAGGTTTCGCACCGTCAGCAACGCGGCTGTTCCGCTTGTTCATTTCCTCAAGGAAAAGCTCGCGGGCTTGGTCGATCGAGCGGCCCTCTTCGATGGCGCGCAATGCGGCGTCGTTCATGCCGTATTGCTTGCCAGCGGCAAGGATCGACTTCACGCGGTCCTGTTCGGCTTGGCGTCCGGCGCTGCGCTCGGCTTCCACGCTTACGCGGCTCGCTTCGTTTTCTGACACAAGCTTCACCAAATCGGCGTCACTTGCGTTTTCAGGGATGGTAATTCCGCGCTTTTGGAGGAGCGCAATCAATTGCTCACGGTTCATAAGGTTTTTTCTATTGAATGGTTTCTTTGCCGGGGCCTCGACGGGCTCGGCGCTGCGGCCAATGCCGACGCTGGGGTCGGCGGGGATTGTCACGAGGCTGATCTCGTAGGGTTGCCAGTTGCGGACTTCGTACACGTCGGGGCCGTTCTCGCTTTCCTGCAAGAGCTTCACCTCGGTGATGCGATAGCCGACGGAAACCTTCGTCAGGATTCCGTCTTGTACGTCTTGCCATGCCTCCTCGGCGTCTTCGGATTTTCCAAACCGCACCACGGCTCGGCCAAATCCATCGGCGTCGATTCTGGCGGATTCGACCACGCCCAGCACTGCGTCCGGGTCGTGGTTGAAAAGGAGGTTCGCCCGGTCGTTGAGGCGCGAGAGGTCGCAAGCGCCCGGGGCGTGGGAAAGTTTTTCTGCGACTCCGGGCCAGCGTTCCAACTCAACGTCAGAGGAGAACGCAAGTTCAACGGTTCGCGCTGCGGCGTCCACGCTTGCAACGCTGAGAACGCGCCGCATGGGTTCCGCGAGGAATTTGTTGAGGACTGACATTGCGGCGAATTTATGCGCCTGCGCTCGGCCGGTCTTGTGCGCGTTTGCTCGTCACGGCTCGGGAGCGGGCGCGGGCGCTGGAGGGGCGGAGCCTGCGGGCACAAGCGGGACAATGCCGCGCTTTTGAAGCTCGCGGTTTTCGCGCTCGATCTCGTCCCACACGTCCTCGGGATCTCGGTTGGAGGTTTCGCGGATGACCTCGGAACGGCTCTTGAATCCCTGCGAAACTGCGCGCTCGTTGGCGCTTTGCTCGCTGGCGGGGTCGATCCAAGGCCAGCGCCTTCCGGTGAATGATACGGCCTTGTATTTTTCGAGGCGCTCGAAGCGGAGCGGCTTCCCGTTGATCGTGATGATCTGGCGGAGGAGCGCCACCTCAAGCCAGCGTTCGAACATCGGAACCACAACGCCCTTGCAAAATGACGTTTGCAAGCCCTTCCACACTTCGCGCTCGTCCAGCGCGCCTTGGCGGATGCTGGAGAAATTGACGCTTGTCAGGTCGTTGGCGAGGTTGTGGTAGGACACGTTCAGACCGGCCCCCAAGCTGCGGACCATGCTCTTGATGAAAGGCTCGATCGTCTGCTCTGGGAATTGGGGCGTCCAGTCTACGAAATCGCGGTTCCCGATGTCCTCGAAGACGCCCGGCTCTGCGTCCATGTTGAGCGGGTCCTCCTCCTCGGAGGCGTCCGGGTTTTTAAAGAAGCCCATTTTCGCGGCTCCGATTCGGGCGTTTGTGACGGCGGCGTCCTCGAAGCCCGAGAGCATTCGCATGCGCCACAGAGCTGTTCGCCCCGGTGGGAGGCCGCGCTTCTGCCCGACTTTCTCGGGAAGAAACCAATGAATGACATCCTTTGCGGGTACGCGGACGTATTTGATCCCGGAATGCGAAACGTAGCCGACTTGGCGCTCGTCGTAGTCGCGGAAATAATAGGCGAGCGGGCGGTTGTCCTCGTCCATCTCGATCCCGTGGCGGATCATCGTTCCGCTCGGGGTCTTCTCGTAGTGCGTGGGATCGAGGCGAACCGGGTCAATGAACTGAAAAGCGATGCCGTGCGCGTATTGCGGGCCGTATTTTGCCACGGCCAAGACCTCGCCGTCGGTCGCCCACGTTGAAATGGCAAGGCGCTCGGCGTCGGAGCGCGAAAGCGTGCCGCTGGCGTCAAAGTTGCCTTTCTGGCTGAACTGCTCAAATGCGGCTTCGATGGCGCTGCTTGCTAAAACGTCCATCGTGCCGCCCGGGTCGCGGATCTGCGCGGCGAGGGAGAAGCCGCTGGGGCCTGCTACGTTGTCTCTGACGAGCTGCGCGAATTTGCGAAAGTGGTCGTAGTCCTCAGCGGCCTTGCGCGAGCGAGCAACGTAGGCCGTCCACTCCTGGTAAATCTGAGCGTCCGCCGTGGTCGGGGTGACGCCCCAAGAGCTTTCCAAGCGGCCCGTTTGCGCGGCCTGCGCAATGCTGCGGATCTGAACGGAAGGCGCGTGGCGTTGCGCTTTTTTGGGCGCGCTGCGGAGGAAGTCGAAGAGGCCCATGATGTTAAACGCTCACGGCGATGCGAGGCCCTAGGCCGTTGATTCCGGCCCCCACGCGGTCCTCTCGAGCGAGTTCTCGACGCCAGAAAGCAAGGAGGTCCTGAAGCTCCTTTATGGTGTAACGCTCAAGCTCGCGGTTGTTGATGCGGTAGCGGCGCGCTTCAAGCGTGGCACTCCCGGAAAGCATGGCGGTAATGTTGGCCACGGCTTTCGCGGCATCGCTCCGAACGTCCGTGCCCGGGGCGATGCTGGACGCGGACGGGAGCACGCGAAGGCGCTGGCGCGCCACGATGGAGGTAAGGCCCGCGAGCACTTCGCGGACTTCAAAGCGGTATTCCCCGGCGGCCCAAGCGGTGGTGTTGGCTGCGATTGAGAACTCCCCGGATGCGCCCTCGGTCGCCGCGACCGTCTGCGAAGACGGCCCGGCAAAGAGGAACGTGACAACGGCACCGGGCGCTGCGGCCTGTGTGAGTTGGAGAGTTTCGCCCGCGCTGATCGTTACCATTGAGAGATGAAAGGAATGCGCGCCCGTTTTCTGGGCGGCGGTTTCCGATCATTTGACAATGCGGGCTTCGGGTCGTCTTGTGCGCGTTTGCTCGCGTCCTCCTGAGGCTGCTGCGGTGGCGCTGGCGGTTCCGGGTTTGCGCGGGCGGCTTGTGCGCGCTGTTGCACGCGGAAGGCGATTTTGTCGAACTGCGGAGCGCGAAGAACCAAAGCGGCGAATGCGTACACGCGGCAGTCGAGCGCCTCGTTGCGCTGGCCGGAGGCCTTGACCCACTCGCGGCGCGGGAAACCCTTCACGAACTTGGTCAGCATCTTTTCAGCGGTGAGCTGCTTGAAATAGTCCGTGGCCCTGCCCATCGGAAAATGACAGTAGCCGGGGCCGGGGGCCGTCAGCTTGAGGCGCTTCATGATGACGCTTTTGGCCTGATCCACGCCCACGATATAAACGTCCACGGGGCGCTTGGTCTTGGCCCCTGCGCGGCGTCGGGAGGGGTTGCCCACGATTGGAACGCCCGGCCCGCCCTTCCCTTTTACTGCAAACACGCGGGCTCCGCGGTGCCTTTTTGCGTATTGGTAAACGGCTTGCGTGTTGTGTCCGCCCGAGTCGATGCACGCGGCCTCAATAACGAGTTGCCCGCCGCTTTCGTGTCGCCACGGCTTTCTCAAGTAGTCGGTCAAATCGTTCCACGGGCTGCCCGCTGCGCCCTCGGGAATGTCGGGATCTCCGAAAATAACGCGGTAATCAATCGACCAACTCTCCTCCCCGCCTGCCCACGCCACCACTTCCACCTCCAAACGGTCGGGCTGCGTGTCAATGCCAGCGGTGAGCACAAGGCCGCGCTGCGGAATGTCGGCGTCGGCGGGGAAAACCTCGCAGCGTGAAATCAAGTCGTGCTCCTGCACTGCGTCCCCGGCTTCCTCCCAAGTTTCCCCGAGGCAGGTGTTGACCCAAACCTGGAGCGTGGAGGGGTCGTCTTTGCTGGCGAGGAAGTCGCGGACGATCTCGGCCAGGGTGCGCCACGGGGAGTAAGCTTCCCAAATGTGGAAGCCCGCAACGCCCGAAAAAGGGGCGGTCGCTTTCCAAACGCCACGGGAAACGGCGGCGTTTTTCTGCGCGGTGCTGAATGTGAGGTTGCACTCGGGGCACTTCATCGCGGCCTCGTCCGGCTTGCCCTCCGGCCAAACGACATTCCCCCACTTCAAGACGTGTTCGGATCCGCAATGCGGGCACGGGATGAAGAAAAAGCGCCGATCGGATCGGCTCCATTCGTTCTCGATCCTGGAGAAGCCTTTGACCGTCGGGGTTGAAACGGCCATGACGCGCCGGTTCCAAAAGTTATTGGTCCGCTTCATGGCAAGCCGCATCGGGTCGCCCTCGGTCCCGGCGCTGGCCGGGTAGCGGTCCACCTCGTCCATTAGGAGAACGCGAATGGGGCGCGATGCCAGGGAGGCCGGGGCGTTTGCGCCCGCAAGGGTGACGTGTCCGCCCGGGAAACGCTTGTGGAGCGTCGTGTTGCCTGCGTCGCGTGCGCGAGGATCTCGGACGCGGCCCCGGAGCGTGGGAGAGTCGCGGAGCATCGGGGCGATGCGGTCTTTGCTGAACGTTTCCGCCATTTCGAGGTTAGGCTGGAGCACGAGAATGGGCGAGGCGTCGAAATCGACGAAATAGCCGATCGCGTTCAGGAGCATCTCGGATTTGCCCACCTGGGCGGATGACATGACCACGGTCATTTCAAGCGCGGGATCGCAAATGGCGTCCATGATTCCGCGCTGGTATTCGGCCCGGCTCGTTCGCCACTGCCCTTGCTCGGCGGATGCCTCGCCGGAAAGGCGGCGTCGGTGGTCCGCCCACTGCGAGACGGTCCACTTGGGAGGAGGGGCGAGCGTTTTCGCCACGCAAGCCGCCAGCTCCCAGACGGCCAGCGTTTGCTCGGTCATGGCGCTTTTACAAAGCAGGCTTGCGGCTCTCGTTTCCACCACGGCTCGTTTGCTGGAAGCTCAAGCTCCCACCAATGCCCCGCGTTGGGTGTGATTGTTTGCCCGCAATGGTCGCACGTTTCCGGGCGCCCGCTTTGGTGCAACTCCGGCTCCCCATTCTCAAGCCGATCCCAGCACGGCCAACAATACAGCCGACCCACGCTGTTTGTTGGGAGATACTCGTGGCGGGTAATCTTTTGAAGGTCCACCCACGCAGCAGAAGGCTCGGTCATGGCGCGTCTTCTTCGAGTTCGTCCGGGCTGGAGGTCGGAACCTCGCGTCGAAGCTGTCGGGCGTGAATCTCGGCGGCGGGATAGTTCGCCAGCTCGGAAAGCGCCTCGTGCATGGCGTCGGTGAGGATGGCCTTGCACTTGTTCGGGTCGTCGCTGTTTGCGACAAGCGGCGCGGCCTGCGTCGGGAGCGCAAGCAATCGGGCGCGAATGTTCGCCATGAACTGATTCATGACCTCCGCGACGGTCTCGGCGTCGTGCGATTTCCCTTTGATGAGCTTGGCCTCCTCCTCCGCCTTGTCGGCTCGCGCTGCGTAGAGGCGCGCCCGGTGCGCCTCGTAGCTTCCGCCCTCGGCTGCATCGCCCCCGGAGCGCCCGGCTGCGCGGTCCTGCAAATATCGGACGTAACCGCGCACAGACCCCCACAGGTCATAACGTCCGCGCTCTCCCTTGATGACCACGCCCAATTTCGCAAGCTGCTGAACCCTCATGTCCGTCAGGTTGAAAAGCTTGGCGAGTGTCCCCACGGGGACGGTTGGGGATGCGTTTTCGTTGGCCATATTAGAGGCGCGCCGCTCGCATCTCCTCGAAGGTTTTGCCGGTGTCCGCGTGGACGGCCTGCTTGCCGGTGAAGGTCTGCCACCGGGAAACGATGACGTCCACGTAGGCCGGGGAAAGCTCCATCGAGAAACAGACGCGGCCCGTCTTTTGCGCGCCCATCAGGGTGGAGCCGCTGCCGCCGAACGGCTCAAAGACAAGCCCGGCTTCCGGGAGGCTGGACCGCATGACGCGCTCCATCATGGCGACGGGTTTGGGCGTGGCGTGCCCGTGGCGCTCGTCCCCCGCAACGCGGGGAAATTCCCAAACGTCTGTCATCGCGTCGTGGGTGTTGTCGAAAAAGCTGCGAGTTTCCGAAAATTTCCCATTTACAACCGATCGGCCTCCTCCCTTGACGCAATCCCAGTCGGCTTTCAAGTCGGCCCACGGGCGAGTGAATGCTTGCGGGTAGTGTTTGGCCAAGGCGGTGTAGTGTTTTTCGGGAATGAGCGTGAATTGAGAGCGGGTAAACCAATGGCCAAACATTCCGCACCCACAAAGCCGCTTCACGTCGCTGGCCTGCAGGGAGGCTTTGCGCGCCTGCTCTTCCATAGAGCGGAGCAACGGCTCCCACGATTCCGGGAAGTCGTCTTTGTTGATGCTTCCTAAAAATTGGTTCCCAAACTGAAAAAAAAGGCAACGCTCCGAGGCCGTCTGATATTGGAGCCCGTCAGCCCATCCCATGCCGGGCGCGCTTCCTTTGTTCCATACGATCTCGTTTCTAAGCTCGAAACGCTCGCTGTTTCCGAGGCCTCCCGAATACCACAAGCGCCAAAGCTCTGAAGCGTTTCCCCAGATATAAGCGGAGCCTTTCGGCTCTGTGACTGAACGCGCAACGCGCCACCATGCCATCTGGAAGCGGTCGAGGGCGTCGCCTTTGAGGTTGTCGTTTTGAACGCCGTCCTTTTCTTTGCCCATGCCATAGGGCGGGTCGGCGTGGATGAGTAGGGCGGTTTTCCCGTCCATCAGTTTCGCAACCGATGCGGCGTCCGTGCTGTCTCCACACATCACGCGATGCGGCCCGAGTTGCCAAACGTCGCCCGTGGTAGAAACCGGCTTTTGCGGCTCTTCCGGCACTGCGTCCGCGTCGGCTGAATTGGTCGCGGTCGGACCCTCACAGCGCAAAAGCTCCTCCATTTCCTCAGCGGTGAACCCGACAAGACCGAGGTCGAAGCCGTCCTCCTCAAGGCCTTTGAGCTCCACCCGCAAAAGCTCTTCGTCCCACCCGGCATTCAGTGCGAGCTTGTTGTCCGCGATGACGTAGGCGCGTTTCTGCGTCTCGCTCAGGTGCCCGAGGCGGATGCACGGGACTTCTTCGAGGTTGAGCTTGCGAGCGGCCAGAATTCGCCCGTGCCCGGCGATGATGTCGTTCTCCTGCCCGATCAAAACGGGATTGGTGAATCCGAACTCCCGAATTGAGGCGGCGATCTGCGCAACCTGGGCGTCGGAATGCGTGCGGCTGTTGCGTGCGTAGGGTATCAGGTGCTCGGTCGGAACGTGTTCAATTTGCGGCTTCATCGAAAACAAAATGCGGTTTTTTGGTCTGTCGCTAGAGCCCCCCAGCGCGTTTGGCGGCCCC